TCCTATGCAGCGTCACTATAACTTGTATTTGATCCAGTTGCAACATCCGAATATGTATCATTCGAACCTGTCGAAACGTCACTATATGATGTATTTGAACCAGTGTCAACATCACCATATGCAAAGATATCTACAGCTCCCACATTAGATGTTATTGAGAAACCATCTAATCCAACAATAATATCAGTAAGTGATATAGATCCAACACTAGCACTAAATGATTGACCAGTTAATCCTAGACCTTCTTCTACTGTCAGAGAACCTACAGATGCTGTAGCTGATTGACCAGTCGGTTGAGCTATGGCACTTCCTAATCCTACGATGGTTCCTTGAGCAAAAGTAGCCTCTACTCCAGATATTTGAACTACATCATTTGGTATCGTAACATTACCAACACTGGCACTGAAAGACACTCCTGTTAGTGTTGCTTCTTGTGAGGAAATACCTTGTGCTGTTCCTTGCTCTGATGTGATTGATACACCAGATAATATTGCTGTTTCGTTTGGTGCTTTTGCTGTTCCTTGACTTGCAGTAAACTCCTGACCTGTTAGACCAAGAGTCATGTCATTAACAGATACAGAACCAACAGAGACTGTTGCAGATTGACCTGTTAGACCTACCTGCATATCTACTACAGATACTGAACCAATCGAGAATGTTGCTGATACCCCTTCTACATTTACAGGGACAAAAGCCTCACCCTGTGAAGATGTAATTTCTTGACCTGTTAATGTAAGAACAACATCAGGTACATCTACAGATCCAATAGAAGATGTTATTGAAAAACCAGTTGGAGATATTGTTTGATCTTTGAGCTCGCCCCATTCACCATCATTCCAAGCTTGTGCACCCCAACCTGTTTTTAAAGTTGTGTCTGCGTTCCAATAAGCTTGGCCCCAGGTAAACCTGCCCCATCCTGAAGTCGTCGACATAGTCGACCTCCTACGCTAATCTGATTATTGCGCTACTTGCGTCTGCTGTTGGAAACTCAATTTTAAAAGTTCCATTACTAGCTGTTTTATCACCACCAAATGCAATAACACAAACAGCATCAGTTGTTCCTGAACCACCATCTGTTGTTGTGTTATAAATTAAAGCTCCGTTTGCAGTGAAAGAAGCGGATGAATAAGTTACATCTGAAAAATCTGTAAATGCAGTTGTTGAAGATAAAGATACACCAGAGTTTGTTAAAGTTGCTCCACCTGCAGTATATGCAGAACCTGATGTATTTGAGATTTCATTTGATGTTGAGTAGTCAGTCGTAGCAGCACCTAAAGATGCTGAACTTGTAAATAAAGCTATTTTAAAAGTATGTCCACCAGAGGACTCAAAACTGTGTTTTCCTTGTAAAAGTTCCTGTTTGAAACTTGAACATATTGCTGATGATATTGCCATAATTTATTCTCCTACGGGTTTGCTGAGGTTACCGGTATACGAACAGCGCCATCAGTGTAGTCGTCTCTTCGTCTTCTACCAACTTGCTCGTTAGCAAACTTCTGTACCTCTT